GCAGCATGGCCGGCCAGTTCTGCTTGCCGGACTGGACATCCGACAGGAACCCGGAGAAAGCGCCGGGTTCGATGATGTCACCGTAGGAATCGACATTGCCGAAGATGGCACCATAGCCTTCGAAGCTCATTTCATCAGCGCCGTCACCGGCGGCGAACTTGAGTTCAATGAGGCCGCAGGCCATGTGCTGCGCGTTGGCGACGGTGCTTTTGCGCTCGATGCGATTACGGTGCGACATTGTCTGCTCCTGCTTGGTTTTTGCCGGGGTCTTCCGACGGTGAATTTGGGTCTTCCATGTTGAGCGGGACACGGTATTGCTCGCCGCCCTGGTACGGGTTCCAGTCTTCCAGCTCGCGGATTTCGTTCGGGTTCAGGGCGCCGATGCCGTACATGCCCTTGTAGTACTCCATGCGGTCCTTGGCGGCGCCGCGCATCAGGCCCTGGACGACGAACTTGGCGTAGTAGCCTTTATCGGCGTCGGCGTCGCTCAGTAGCTGGACGTTGGCGGATTCTTCGATGCGCTTGTACCAGGGCCCCATGGTGTGAACCACATGGGCCAGGAACATCTGCTCAGCGCTGGCAAAGGTCTGCGTCTTGTCGCTATGGCCGACCATGATGGGCAGCACGCGCAGACCGCGGCAGATTTCTTCGACCTGGAAGCGGCGCTGCTCGATGAGCTGGGCTTGGTCGTTTTGTTGCGCTAATGCTTGCCACTTCAGACCCCCCCAAAGAATTGCCGTCTTCCAGGAGTTTGCATTTCCACCCTGCGTAGCATCCCAACTGGCGCGCAAGGCTTTGACTTGCTCCGGATCCATCTTGCTGACGTCGGAGCTGAGTACGCCGCCGACACGGGCTCCATTGGAGAAGACGCGGGCGCCGTGCTCTTCAGTGGCCAACGCCAGGCCAATGGATTCACGCAGGATCTTGACGCTTTCAAGACCCATCCAACTGTTCCAGCTCGGGCCACGGATGTGCCACATGTCGTCGGCTGAAATCGAGGTGCGAGTTCCGTTGTCTCCCTGGACTTCATAGCTGAGTTGCCAGTTATTGCGCTTTACGGTGACGGCGCCCGGCGTGTAGGGGAGCAGTTCGAGAACATTGCCGCGGGGGCCGCGTATCTTGACTGCGAAGAAATTTCCGCAGAGCACCAAGTGCAATCCGATCAGCTCGCGGAGCTCGAAGCTTGTCATCCATTCATTTGGCCGACGCGAAATCAACGGATGCACCGGATGATCCGACGCGATCGCCTTTCCGCCACTGGACTGGTCTCGATAGATGCGGAATGGAACCTGAGCGAGCCCTTCGGCGATTACCCGAGCGCAGGCCAGAACGGTAGTGACTTCGAGGGCGGTCTTCCAGTTGACCGCAGCGCCGGATTTCGTTGCTTTTCCACCGAAGATTTCCTGCAGCAGGTCGCGGCTTGACGACTTGCTTTCGGCACCGGCGCGGCGAAGTTCGTAGCCAAATATTTTCACCAGATCTCCAGGGACGGGACGACGTTTTCAATTTCGACAGCAAGAGCTCGGTTCATGGCAACGATGGTGGCCACCGCGGCGTCGATCTTGTTGCTGGACCGCGATTTACGCGGGAAGATGTTTTCGTTGCGGTCTTCATGCACTTCGACGTTGCTCATCATCCAGACGTAGGCCGGGTTTCCATCGTGGTGAAAGCGGCCGGCATCGACGACGGCGGCGATTTCTTTCATCGGGTCCGACAGGTAGCGCACCTGCTGCGGTATATCGACGACGGTGAATCCTTCGGCGGCGAGGTTTGCGCCGAGTTGGTGACCGCCCCATGGGTCTTTAGCGACTTCGCGAATATGCACCTGGCTGGCCGATTCGATCAGTTCTTCCTGAATCTGTTCGAGGTCAATCATATTGCCCGGGGTTGCGATCAGGTGACCGCTATGAACCCAGGCTTGGTAATGAGCGTTTTCCGGCTTGTCGACGGTCGATTGCGGGACATAGTTTCTGGAGAATGCGTAGTAGTGGCGACCGTCGTCCAGATCACGCCAGCAGAGTTTTACCCGGCTGGCGATGTCCTGCTTGCTGGCCAGGTCAAGGCCTTCAACGCAACCGTCCCAGTCGTGACTTTCAATGGTCAGGCTCGGGTCGCCGGATTGCTGCAGGTTGTAGAGGTTCAACCATGGCGAGGCGGCCGCGACCCAGACATCGAGGTGCTTGGTCTTGAATACGTTCTGCTTGCGGGTGTCAGCGATGGCATCGCGCTGCTGCAGCTGCAGGTACTCGGCATCGATGGAGATGCCGTAGTTCGGGTTGGCCTTTTTGAGCGCGATCTCTGTTGTCCAGTCGTCGTCTTCGTCCATGGTGAAGACGATGCCGAAGCGCTGGTCGTTTTCGACAACGCCTTCGAGGATCTTCTGCAGCTCAACCTGGTGCAGGTAGCACGGGCCTGAGATGTCTGATCCGGCGGTTGTGATGACCAGGATGAGCGGCTGCGAACGGGCGCCCATGCCGGTCTGCATGGTGTCGAATAGTTCTGAGGTCTTGTGCTCGTGGTACTCATCGACGATGGCGCAGCTGGGGCTGGCGCCGTCGCCGGGTTTGCCGATGACGGGCTCGAATTTCGAGTTGTTTTCGGCGATCGACAGGTTTGAGGCATTGACCATGACGCCGTAGGCCTGGATGAAGCGCGGCGTGGCTCGGGCCATCAGCAGGGCCGGCCGGAAGACTTCCATGGCCTGATCCTGTGAGGTGGCGCCGGAATAGACTTCGGCGCCGAATTCGCCATCGACAGCGAGCATGTAGTTGCCGATGACGGCGGCCAGCGTGCTCTTGGCATTCTTGCGCGGCACGATGACGTCAGCGACACGGAAGCGGCGCTTGAAGGTGACCTTGTGCACCCAGCCGAAGATGCTGGCCAGAATGAAAACCTGCCAGCGCTCAAGCTTGATGAGCTGGCCACGGGCCGCCCAGTCGCCCTTGATGTGGGGCATCAGCTCGGCAAACTTGCAGATGCGCTCGGCCGGGAAGTAGGCCTTGCCCTTAACGTCGGTCAGCTCAGGATTCCAGACGTAGGCGAAGGTGCCAGCGGCAGAGCGCTCAAGATCATTGAGGTGGCGGGCGCAGGCCAGGCGGTGCCACTTGCAGGCGACGATCTTGCCGTCGACCACTTCGCGGGCATACGCCGTGGCGATTTCGGCGAAGGTGGTTGGCGCGGAGCTCACAGCTGGGCCCATTGGTCTTGAGAGCCTTCTTCGAACAGTTGGCCCTGGCGGTTATCGCTGGTGCGGACGCGGGACCGGGCGCTGGGCGACAGGCCGAACAGATCGAGATAACGCCGAACCTCGGCCCCGGCATGCTTGCCGACTACCCAGTGATGCGAATAGGTGAAATTACCGTTGGCCGTCCTGACCATCATGCCATCGCCACCGGTGTATTCCTCGCCCTTGACCTCGGCCGCCAGGCGGGCCTCTTCGGCCAGCTTCATGGCGCGCGACAGCTGGTTCTCTGCCCAGACCATCTTGGCCCAGGCCTGGCAGTACAGCACCAGGGCGGCGCGATCGAGTTTCGAGATCAGCCCGTAGCGCTCGAGCTCTGTGGAAATCCGCTTCCATTCCTTCTTGGCCTCGGGCCAGATCCAGGAGGGGAAACTCGGGATCTCGACTTCCGGCTGGAACTCATCGAGCAGCGCGCCGATCGGCTTCTTGCTCGCATTGCCACGCAACAGATGAACGTTGCCTGGCAACGGCTTCGGTCCTCTCTCACCCATGGCGATCTCCGTAAACGAAAAAACCGCCCGAAGGCGGTTGGATGATTTCCCCACCAGGGGGAGATTCTGGTTTTCAGGATCTCACTGGCTCGGCCGGTATGGTCAGGATCACCGGGTCGCCGAAGCGACCCGGGTCACCATCTCACCCTTGGCGCGAGCACGCTGGCTCAGGGTTTTATTCTTGCCGGTTACGTGATCCGGCGACTGGAGGATGCCAGTCCGACATAGTGAAAGCCTTAAGTGACTCGATTAACGGGTTGGCTACTCCCGACGCTACGCGCTGCCTGCTAGATCTTGGCGATCCGTCATTGGCCTCATCCGCGCTAAGCCCGACTTTCGGATGTTTTTGGTGCACACGTTTGCACGGACAGGCCACCGGCAGGGGTACCCCCCCTCCCAATAACTCCCGCACGAAAAAATTTGACTTAGCGCTCGGTCCTGAAAGCAGTCGGGCTAGAGATTTTACCCGCCCCTCCCTCTGTTCTTTTCCCGGTCTGTCTTCGCTGTGTGACACGGTTTGCAGAGCGCTTCGAGGTTGCTCTCGTCATCTGTTCCGCCCTCTTCTTTCGGCTTGATGTGGTCGCAGAAGTAGGAGAACTTCGTCAGACCAACCGGAGTGAGGCGGCCATTGCGCAGGCACTGCTGGCAAAGACCGTTGTCGCGCTTCAGTATCCACGCCCGCAGCTTGTCCCACTTGCTGCCATAGCCGCGCTCATGCCGTGTGCCGCGGCTGGGATCAGAGAATGACCCGGGGTCTGGTCGCTTGTGCGTTGCGCAGTAGCTGCCATCACTGACCAACTGACCACATCCAGGGTACCGGCAAGGCCGGGATGCTGAGATTGGCATGGCTATATTTTTATCCTACACCCACTGTCAACCCCTTGAGAGTCAACGAGTTGCAAATTAACCGATCCGCATGCGTGCATTGAGCTGCCCCTCTAGGTAACTCTCGGCCTCAAGCAGACAGGACACACCGATGCGCACCGGGTCTGGACTGCTCGGTATTGGCCGCTGTCCGGTACCGGAGCAGGGCTGACACTGGCGTTGATCCTGCGAGATAACCCCGCGGCCACCACACGATGGGCAGCGGCTGTTCTGCCAGTACTCGAAGGCCTGGAAGGCCAGCTCGTTGAGCCCTTCCTTGGCGACGCCGCGCTTTTGCATCTGGGCTGCCAGTGTCAGCACCAGTGACCAGACATTACCTGAACTCGGCGGGTCGGATAGATAGCGCACCATGGCAAACCCCAAGGGATTGCGCTGGCCAGCAAGCCCTAGCGCCACAGCACAATCCAGCGTCCATTTGTCCCAAGTCAGATTGCCGCTGGATGTCGCCGTGACAGCGCTCTCGACGCGGTTCAGGTTATCGCCCATTGCCTGTTCCTTTCAGCATGCCGGCCTTGGCCAGCTTAGTCAGCTTGCGGATGCGCCGCGCCTTGCGGACGCGATCCCGTTCTTTCAGACGCTTCTCTTCGGCGGCCATCGCCACCCTCATTGCCCGCAGCCGGTCAATAATCAACGCCGGATCCTGGTACATCCAACCGAACGGAACGCCTGTCATTTCCTGCCCTTCTCCCTTGCTATTCCCTGCCGTATCCGGTCGGCCATCCCAAACCGAATATCCTGCTGACACCCTTCGGCCAGCAGCCGCATCGTTGCCTCGTAGGCCTTCAGATCGCCGCGAGCGGCATGGCGAAAGATGTGCGAACACCAATCCATATCGATACCAAAGAAGTCAGCTACCGTCTTCGTATCGGCTGCCGCCTGCTTGGAGATCACCACCGCGCCGCTCACAACAACGCCATCCCGCCATCGGCATCGTCATTGAAACTGTCGTCTCCCGCCTCACGGTCACGAAAGTCAGGGCGCATCGCAGACCGTGAAGGTCGGAAGAAGCGCTCACCGAGCACTTCCTCGGCCATCTTTCGCACCGCAATCGGCACCGACTCACCGGCCTCAACCTTCTGCTTCACACGCTTCCACGGCGACAGATCGGTCATGCTCTACGCCTCCTGGCGACCTTCGCAGAATCAATCCTGGCCATCAATGCCACCACCGGCTCGCCATCGGCCAAACCAACAACACCAAGGCCGCGGGCCTCCTCCTCCAGTCCAATCCTGGAAACAAACTCAGCGTCCGACTCACCTTCCTGCTGACCTCGCACACCCAACCTGGCGGCCGCAGCCGACACCCATGAAGCGCCGCCAGAGGTACGCGCCGCTGCCCCAGCCGGCACCAGACCACCCTTGCAAACCCTTTTCACGAAAATATCGATGAACGCCACATTCAGCGGCGCCGGGTTGTTCGCGACCTCCCTATCCATCGCAGCCAGCGCATAAGCCTCGGCAAGCTGCTCAGCCGTCACGCCTGACGCAGCCCAGCCAGCCCTACGAACCTCATTCACCAACACCCTGGCACGACAACCCCTAGCCACCTCCTTCGCCCTGAGCCATTCAGCAATCCCCTCATCAGTCAGCACTGGCAGCAGCGGCACTGTGGATAAATTTTTATCCACAGGCGCTAATGCTGCTGCTACTGCTTGGGTATACGGATGGTTTACTCTTACTTCTGAGGTGTGCCCCTTTATGGGGTTTTGGGGCTGCCCCATTGCGTGCCCGTTTAAAGCGTCAAAGCCTTGTAAATCCTGCGTTTCGCCGTGCCCCATTGCGTGCCCGCTTCCCGTGCCCCTTTTGTGCCCCTTTGTTTTTTGGCGAGCGGAAACGACACCGGATTTCGGAAGAAAAAAAACAAGCACCTCACCGTTTCCGCAAGGCCGAATCAAGCCGTGCTTCTCCAGCTGCTGCAGCGCACTACGCACCGCCTTCTTGCTCGGTGACCCAGACTCAGAACGCCCAGGCGCCGGCTCGACATAAAGCTCCTCGCACAACCCCTGCAAGCTGATCCCGCGCACATCACCAGTCCGCCGCGTTGCGACATCCATATACCAGCGCAGCACCAGGTACAGCCTCACCTGTAGGTAAGGCAGACCAGCCATGGCCTCCCATTCGGCCGTGACGATAGATATAGCCTTTTCGCTCACATCACTTCCGGCAATAGACCTCGAAGGTCAGGGCCAGCAACCCCTCAAGCGTGCTGTGAATATCCTGACCCATCCGCGTCAAATCCTGCCGCTCGTGCGTATCCACCTCACCATCGACCACCGCCGACCGGAAAGCGCTCGACAACTCCCCAAGCCGCGAATACAGCTCGTTGAACTTCTCAAGCAACTCTTCGCGGTCATGATGGCCAGGCTCAGGCAGCTTCAGGAACACACCGCCACGCTGCCGCGCAGCGGCATGGGCAAGCTCATCGGAGTCGCACAGATCGATGATCTCCTCTGAACGATCCAGCCCCAGCGAATGCCGCTCGTTACCCACCAGCTGATTGCGCAGAATCTGCGGCTTGACCTGGTGATCCGGCGACGACATCGCCGCCGCCAGAGCCTCGATCCCGCCGTTGAACTTTCGCGCGGCCCGATGCACCGCAATACGCAGATCGCTCATGTGTGTACACCTCCAAAACAAACGTTTTTCACCACTGGAAACCGCGGCAACATCGCCTCAACGAACAAAACGGAGTCAGTCATGACCAGCAACCAAATGGAAAAATGCGACCGGATACCCAAGGGCAGAGCCGGTCGCGAAGATGCGGCGGCGAGCCGCAGAGGGAGACAACGGGGCGGCCATGCCATAACCGCTAGAATCACGATTCCACTCATTCATCATTGGGAAAAGCATGGCCATGAACAGATACCTAGCCGTATTCCAACTACCCAGACCGACACGCGAACACGCGAAGATCGACGACGTCATCCGCAGCGCCGCCACGGGAAGCGACTTCAAGAAAATCGTACTCGGCGCCTCGACGGTCCTATACCTGTTCGACGCGCCGCGACGACCGCACGAACTGAGCTTCAGCCGCATCCTGCTGACCGGCGACGAAGTAGCCTTCTTCGAGATCGGGGAATATTTCACGGCAAATGGCTTTCGGACGCTTCAAGGCTGGTTGAACAGCCATCGCCAAAAATAATCCTCATCCGCTCCGCCACCACCCATTCATGGGGTTTTGCGAAGAACGCGGTCAGACCCCAAAGGAATTCCGAGAACACCAACCGGGTCAGAAGAGAATCCACTGGCTTGGCCATCTCAGGTCGCCTTTTCCAGATTCGGGCAAATTTCGGCGGTGACCGTAGCCTTCGTTTCGCGCAGAGAATCGGCCAGGGCGATCAGGGCTTGTCCATCGGCCCAGCGGATGTCTTGATACTTGCCTTGGGACACAGCGCTGACCCAGGCCTGAGATTTGCCCAAGCGTTTAGCAAGTTGCACCTGCGACAGGCCACTGGATTGGATTTCGGAAATAAGGCTCTGCCAGTTCATGGCGATGATTATCGCGATTGCGATAAGTCACGTCAACGCCTTTGCGATATCATTTATTAGCACAATCGCGATATGGAAACCACCGGCGAACGTGTTACCAGATTACGCACTGCGCTTGAGCTGACACAGGATCAGCTCGCCAAAAAAGCAGGTGTTGCACAATCAACAATTAACGGAATCGAAAAAGGGGCACGGCAAAAGATGCCATCGTCGCTTATTGAAATAGCGCATGCGCTCGGCGTCGACGCATACTGGCTGAAGACCGGCAAGGGGAAGCAAGAGCCGATATCGGCTCCACCGGCGGATCGCGAATATGGCATCGCGACATCCCGGAATCCACGCCAGCTCACCGCCGCCGAGCCGTCTCCCGCCGAGATTGTCAGCTTTCCATCACCGTTACTGGCCGAGTTGGCAGAGGTATCCTCGCATATCAATGACGCCGGACTGCATCGCCTCATCGCCCACGCGCAGAATCTAGCCGATCAGTTCCCCAGAATCAATAAAGGAAACGCTGCGAATTGATTGACATGCAGACATGGCGGCAGCGGATGGTACAGACCAATTTATCGTTTTAAAATATGACAAAGGGCATATCTATGGATTCTGACTACGCTACTGCAAAAGCCCTGCAGACCCGGGCGCTCACCAAAGCTGCTCAATCGCTTCTAGGCATCTGCACCGGCCTTGTCGCCGACGGACAGATCAATGACCGTGAAGTTATTTTTCTGCGCACCTGGCTCGCTGAGAACGCAGATGCGACGGCCGTCTGGCCGGGCAGCTCAATAGCCAGACGAATCGATGAAATACTGGCAGATGGCGTCATCACGCAAGATGAGCGCGACAGCCTGTTTCTATCCATCTCGCAACTTTCCGGTAATCATTTTGCAGAGACCGGATCATGCACGCCAGAAGCGCCATCAGTCCCTATCGATGACGATCCATCCATTTTTTTCAGAAACATGACGTTCTGCTTTACGGGAAACTTCCATTTTGGCACCCGCGCCGCCTGTGAGCGCGCCGTACTTAAACTGGAAGCGATGCCAGTCGACAATGTTACTGGCAAGCTGGATTACCTAGTGGTTGGCTCAGTCATCGAAGAAAACTGGGCCAACACTACCTACGGCAGAAAGATAGAAACAGCGCTACAGCGGCGGGAACGCTATGGTCTTCCAGCTATCGTTTCCGAAACCCAATGGGTCAAGGCAATGGAAGAGGCGGCCAGATAACCTGAACAGCGAGAGCTGCTAACGCCTATCTCCGTCTAGATGAAGCCCGCCGAGCGCGGGCTTTTTTGTACCATTTTCAGCCACCCGAAAATCCGAGCGTGAGCATATCCCGCCAAAATTATCGCATTTGCGTTGACAATAATTATCGCGTTCGTGATAATTAATCCGCACATCAATCAACGGAGCCCACCATGACCCACCCCACCATCCCCCTCGCCGATGGCGAACGCTACATCGGCGGCATCGTCTCTGCTGACGGCACCACAACCCACATCATCCTGCTGCCAGGCAGCTTCCAGGGCACCTGGAAGAAGTCCATGAACTGGGCTGCCAAGCAAGGCGGCGGCTTGCCTAACCGCGTCGAGCAGGCCCTGCTATTCGCCACTGCCAAGGAAGAGTTCGAACAGACCTGGTACTGGTCGAGCGCTGAGTCCGTTTCCGGCTACGCCTGGTATCAGCACTTCAGCTACGGCTACCAGGACGACACCCGCAAGCGCGGCGAGCTCCGTGCTCGTGCCGTCCGCAGATTGATCATTCAGTAATTCAGTCATTTCGAGGCTGACATGACCCACACCGAACAACAGCAGCGCGCCTTCTACCGTCGCACCGCCCTGTCGTTCATGGGAATGGGCTTCGAGAAGACCATGAGCATCCCGGCAATTGCCCCGATCCAGCACTGAGCGAAACATGACCAAGACCCAATCGCAGTCCATCAAGGACAAAGGATCGGCGCTTCGCCGGACGGCTACACAAGTCCGCAAACTGGCCGAATCCATCTCCAATGAAGCAGAGCGCCTCGCCCTGAGCAAAGCCGCCACGATCATCGAGGCACAAGCCAGGGAAGCCATACAGGCTGCCAATGTAGCCAAGGCTGAAGAAAATCGCATGGAAGACGACATCCGCAAGGCGCTCCCAGAAGCAAGGCGGCTCGCCGCCACGCTGCCCATGGAAACTACCGTGCAGAAGCTGGCCGTGATGAAGCACGACTACTCGGACAACTACATTCTGTCGCTCATTCGCACCGGCGGGCATTTCAGAAAACCAATGGCCGAGGTCATGCAGACAGAGCTGGCAGAGGCACTGGAATCCATCGCGAAATCCATGGCCTATCGGGCGGCAAAAAACAGGATAGCGCCTGAAATAACCACGTACGACATGAGCGCCATTGAGCGTGCAGTCCTGCACCCGATCACCATCGAAGCCGCCGCACTCTTTGACCGCATTGTCGCCGCCGAGGCCGCGGCAAACACAGCGCCATGCCAGAGCCAAGCATGAAAACCAGATGCTCCCCACGCCCCTACGAAGTGACCATGCACCGCAAATCCTGCCTGAACGCCAATCAATCGGCCAGGAAGGTAGTCGCCACCGTCATTGCCAGCAGCCCGGAGGAATCCATGCGGCTGGCCGAACAACAACCCAACTACCGGGCCTTCAAATCCATTTCAACCAGGGAGGCATCATGATCATCGCCCAAATCGTTCCCGACGACGCACTGCTCGAAGAAATCGCCCAGGCCGCCAAGGTCCGCGGCTGGCACATCATCACCAACGGTCGCCGCGCCGTGGTATCGCCTGTCGTTCCTGCCGGCTGGGTCAAGCTGGCCGTCAAGATCAAGACCCCAGCCACAGCCTACCTGGAGGCTATGCCATGCGCCGCCTGATCGAGTGGATTTACCGCGTCTTCTTTGGCCTGCGTATCAAATCACAGGAGGCAATGATCACTGATCTGCAGCTATCGCTATCAGGCCTGCTTGATGAGCGCGATGCGATCCAGATCCAGATCAACCACCTTAGCAAGCAGCTATTGGAGGCTCATGCAAGGCACAAGCGACTGATTGATGCACAGAGCACGACGCTGATCGACCGCGGCCTTCCCGACCCAGCACCTCGTTCGTACTGATCAACCTTTTCGTCTGATCGCCACCATGGAAACTAAAACCCAGAAAGCCCTCAACATCATTGAAAAGCGGCCGGGCATCCGTTCTGCCGAACTCTCCCAAGCCGCCGGTATCGAGCACAAGCAACTGAGCGGCACCATGAACGCAGCAGTCGCCAGCGGGTTCGTCGTCACCAGCACGGTCAAACGCCCGGGCCAGCAAGACACCATCGAATGGCGGCTCTCGTCTGCCGTCGTTGCCGCCGACTGGCCGAAGTGGGTATCCGAACACCGCTCAGAATCGCGCCGCAATCCGCTGCAGAAGAAGGAGCCAGGTCGCCGCCAGATTCAACGCCAAGCACCCGAAACGATCGAACGGCGCGCCGTAGAAATTGCTGTAGATCGACACAACGCCGCCGTAGAACTTCGCGAACAACTCCGCAACGCAGAGATGCAGCGCGACGAACACTTCGCGACCGCTGAGGACTACAAAAACCAGCTTGCCCTGGCAGAGAGCGCCCTGCAATGCTGGCAAGACGTGGCCCAGGCCTACGGCTGCGAAGGCTATCACCAGCTGCGCAACCGTCTTGAATCGCTGCACAAAACCAGCGCTGAGACCGACGAACCGCCTGTCGACATCAAGGATGTAGCCATCGGCTACGTCATCCGCGTACCAAAGCGTAAGCCGCGTCTTTGCGCCAAGCCGGAACGGGCTGTAGAAGCCGCCAAATCTGCCGCCAAGGCCGCAGGTCGAGCCGATGTTCTCGCGCTGATCCCGGTCGGCACCGCTCGCTGCAAAAAGACCACGACCATAGAATTCAAAGAGGCTATCTGATGTTCTTCAAAAACCTCCAGGTCTATCGCCTGAAATCCGACTGGAAAATCACGCCAGGGCAACTTGAAGAACAACTGGCTCGCGCCATGTTTGCCCATTGCGCCTCCCATCAAGCCACCAGCAAGGGATGGACATCACCACGCAAGGATGGCGCACTGGCCTACACCCAGAATCGCCAGTGGCTGATCGCCCTGACCATTGAGCAGCGCCTGCTTCCCGCCTCGGTGATCAACGACGAAGTCAGCGCCAGGGCCGACAAGCTGACCGATGAACAAGGCCACGCACCTGGCCGCAAGCAGCTCCGCGAACTCAAAGAGCGCGTGACAGAAGAACTGATGCCGCGCGCCTTTACCAAGCGGCGCAATACGTTTGCCTGGATCGACCGAGATAACGGATGGCTTGCCATCGACGGCAGCGCCAGCCAAGCAGCCGAGCTTATCGAACTACTCCGCCACTCGCTCGACGATTTCCCGCTACTGCCGCTCCATAGCACTATTTCACCGACCTCAGCCATGGCCGACTGGCTTGCCGGCGGTGAAGCACCAGCCGGATTCACTATCGATAGAGACTGCGAACTGCAATCCGCTGGCGAGGATAAATCCGCCGTTTCCTACAAGCGCTGCCCAATCGAAACCGAGCGCGTCCGCGCTGACCTTGCCAGCGGAAAACTACCTACCAAGCTCGCCCTCACTTGGGACGACAGAATCAGCTTTGTGCTGACCGAGAATCTTGACATCAAGCGCCTCGCATTCCTTGATCTACTCAAGGAACAAGCCGAGAAAAACGCCGAACAAGGCATGCCATCACCAGAGCAGGAGCCGGATAACAGCACCCGCTTCGCCAACATGATCGGCGCCAAATATATCCATCCGCAGAACCGAGAACTCACCTGGAGCGGCCGAGGCCGGCAGCCCAAGTGGGTTGAATTCTGGATCACCAACGGCGGGACGCTCGACCAGCTGACTGCTCAACCCAATTAATTCCAACTGGAAAGGACACCCATGCAACAACTTCAACCCCCCCCGCTTGCCGAAGGCGAAACCTACATCGGCGCCATTGGCGACACATCCGGCGAGGTCTATCACCTCATCCTGCTCCCTGGCGACAACGACGACGCCGAATGGCAAGCCCAGATCGACTGGGCCAAATCCATCGGCGGTGATCTGCCCAACCGCATCGAGCAGGCCATGCTCTGGGCCAACCATCGCGACCAGTTCAACAAAGACTTGTACTGGAGCAACGAGCAGCACCATTCCGCTTCCGGCTACGCCTGGTTTCAGTACTTCAACGACGGCGACCAGCTCTACCGCCGCAAGGACAACGAGCTCCGTGCTCGTGCCGTCCGCAGATTGCCCATTTAATCATTCAGTCATTTCGAGGACGCTATGACCACCATCACGCTTGAACAGATCAAGGCCGACGCCGATGCACTGGCCGCCAAGATCGCCACCTTCGAAGCCCAGGCCAACCAGCTTGCCGCCGAGTTCTACTTCCCCGAAGTCACCATCCATTTGCACCCCGGCGAACACTACGCCGGCCTGATCGTTGGCAAGGATGGCGAGCCCAGCTATCACCTGGTGCTTCTCCCCGGCCAGGCCGACGACATCAACTGGGAAGACGCATGGAAGTGGGCACAAGCCAAAGGCGGAAACCTGCCCACCCGCCGCGAACAATCGCTGCTCTACGCCAACCTCAAAGACCAGTTCGAAGACCGTTGGTACTGGTCCTGCGAAGCCAATGAGTCCGATTCCGGCTACGCCTGGTGTCAGGACTTCGGCAACGGCCGCCAGCGCTACTACCACGAGCGCAACGAGCTCCGTGCTCGTGCCGTCCGCAGATTGATCATTGAGTAATTCGATCATTTAATCAGCATGGCCACCCATACCCATCTTCCCATCTACAAGGTCGCCTACGACCTGCTCGATGTCGTCACCAGTCTCGTCAAGAACATGCAGCGAGACTTCAAGCGATCTATCGGCGACAAGATCAGCACCGAGTGCATCGAAATCACGGTGCTGATCTTCCGGGCCAACGTCGCCCAGGACAAGGCACCGCATCTGCTGGAACTGGTCGAGCGCCTGCAGGTCGCCGAGCTGATGCTGCGCCTGTCCATGGACAAGCACCTCATCAGCAAGGACGGCTACGCCCGCGCCGTCGAACTCACCACCAGCATCGGGAAGCAGGCCAACGGGTGGCGCAAGTCCGCATCGCGCCCGCTTCATGGAGGTCAAGGCCGCCATGACTGAGCGCATATTCAATCTGGTCGTGCCGCTGGCTCACGAGGCCACCGACATGCGCACCCCGGAGACCTCCTGCAGCACGCAGGAAAGGTCCGGCGCAGTTTCCCCGCTGAACAGTCGGCCGGGCGACGTAGAAAGCACGACAGGTCCGATTCCGGCTACGCCTGGTATCAGAACTTCAACAACGGCAACCAGAACAACAACCACAAGAACAACGAGCTCCGTGCTCGTGCCGTCCGCAGATTGGAAAGCACCCGCTGATTTCACCTTTACCGAACTGGTACAAGCCTACTTCGACTGCCGGCGCACCAAGCGCAACAGCGCCAGTGCGCTGGCCTTCGAAGCCAACCTGGAACACAACCTGCGCGAACTGCATGACGAACTCGAAGACGGCAGCTACCAACCCGGCCGCTCCATCTGCTTCGTCATCACCCGACCGAAGGCCCGCGAAGTCTGGGCCGGCCAGTTCCGCGACCGCATCGTGCACCACCTGCTGCACAACCATATCTCGCCGCGCTTCTACACCCGCTTCATCGCCGACAGTTGCGCCTGCATCCCCGGCCGCGGCACCCTCTACGCTGCCCAGCGGCTCGAAGCCAAGGTGCGCAGCATCACCCAGAACTGGACCAAGCCCGCCTTCTACCTGAAGCTGGATCTCGCCAACTTCTTCGTCAGCATCGACAAGAACATCCTGCAGCGCCTGCTCGCCCGGCACATCACCGAGCACTGGTGGCTGCAACTGACCGAGGCCGTCCTTTTCCACGACCCGCGCCAGAACTACGAACTGCACGGCGACCCCCGCCAACTGGATCTGGTACCACCCCACAAGCGCCTGACCAACCAGCCCGCCCACAAAGGCCTGCCCATCGGCAACCTGAGCAGCCAGTTCTTCGCCAACGTGTATCTCGACGTGCTCGACCAGTTCGTCAAACACGAACTACGCGCCAAGCACTACATCCGCTACGTCGACGACTTCGTCCTGCTCCACGAATCGCCCCAATGGCTCAACGCCGCCAAGGCCAAGATCGAGACCTTGCTTGCCGACCAACTGGCCGCCCGCATCAACCCCAAGAAAACCATCCTGCAGCCGATCGACCGTGGCATTGACTTCGTCGGCCAGGTCATCAAGCCCCACCGCCGCACCCTGCGCCGGCGCACCTTCAACGACGCCATCGGCCGCACCAGGGCAATGCCGGCCGCCGACCTGTTCGCCACCGGCAACAGCTACTTCGGCCTGCTCCGCCAGGCCAGCCACAGCCACCACGACCGCGCCCTGCTCGCCAACACCCTGCGCCAGCGCGGCCACAGCATCAAATCCGACCTATCCAAGACCTATAGGAAATCAGCATGACTCACTTGCCGCTCTGCATCTACCACCACGCCTGCACCGACGGCTTTGCCGCAGCCTGGGCCGTTCGCCGCTTTCATGCCGGCCTCGTCGAATTCCACCCCGGAATCTACGGCAAAGCCCCGCCCGACGTCACCGGCCGCAACGTCATCATTGTCGACTTCAGCTACAAACGCGACGTCATGCTGCAGCTTATCGAACAAGCCAACGACGTGCTAATCATCGACCACCACGACACCTCGCAGGCCGATCTGCAAGACCTGCCGGCCAAAGCCCGCGCCATCTTCGACAACACCAAATGCGGCGCCGCACTCACCTGGCAACACCTGTTCCCTGGCGAAATGCAGCCGCTGCTGTTCGATCACATCCAGGACCGCGACCTGTGGCAGTTCAAGCTGCCCATGACACGGGAAATCATGGCTGCCGTGTTTTCCTACCCGATGACCTTCGAGCATTGGGATCAGCTGATGACCATGCCGCCGGTCGAGCTCGAGCGCGAAGGCCGCAGCCTGATCCGCAAGCACAGCGCCGACGTCGCCGCCATCGCCGACAACGCCACCCGCTGGATCAACATCGCCGGCACCCACATACCGGCCGCCAACGCCCCATGGATGTTCGCCAGCGACGTTGGTGCCAGGCTGGCCGAAGGCAACCCGTTCGCCGCCACCTACTACGACGACGAAGACGGCCGCCGCTTCTCCCTGCGCTCAGCACCAGACGGCGCCAACGTCGAAACCATCGCCAAGCGCTTCGGCGGTGGCGGCCACAAACACGCCGCCGGCTTCCGCATCACCCGCCAGCAGGCCATTGAATTCGAAATCATGGGCACGCTGTCGCCGGAGCTTGGCGACACGGAAAGCTACGGTCAGGCCGAAAAAAAGGCCGAAATTGAAACTTCTGGCCCGGCCATCGTCTTCTACCCGGCCGGCAGCCTTGGTGAAGAGGTGGAAGTATGACCCTGCAGCTAAATCTCGACATTCACGGCGAGTTGATCATCGACAACTTTGCCGGTGGCGGTGGCGCCTCAACCGGCATCGAGCTTGCGCTCGGCCGGCGCGTCGACATTGCCATCAACCACGATCCGGAAGCCGTCGCCATGCACACGGCGAACCACCCAGAGACGAAGCACTACTGCGAAAGCGTCTGGGAAATCGACCCGCGCGAAGTCACGCATGGGCGCCCCGTAGGTCTGGTCTGGCTTTCCCCAGACTGCAAGCATTTCAGCAAGGCCAAGGGCAGAAAGCCCGTCGAGAAGAAGATTCGCGGCCTCGCTTGGGTCGCTTTGCGATGGGCAGCCGTCGCCAAGCCGCGCGTCATCATGCTGGAGAACGTCGAAGAATTCCGCACCTGGGGCCCGTTGATCGTTGATAGCGATGGAAAGGCCCGGCCATGCCCGAAGAACAAGGGCCGCGAGTTCAATGCCTTCTGCAACGCCCTGCGCCGCCATGGATACCAGATCGAGCACCGCGAGCTGCGCGCCTGCGACTACGGTACGCCGACGATCCGCAAGCGCCTGTTCCTGATCGCCCGTCGAGATGGTCAGCCGATTGTCTGGCCGGAAGCAACGCACTACGACCCCGCTGACAAGCGCTTCAAGGGCCGCAAAGACCGCATCCTTAATCCGGATGGCGTCGTTATGCAGCCGTGGCGCACTGCTGCCGAGTGCATCGACTGGTCGATTCCTTGTCCGTCGATTTTTGAGCGCAAGCGCGAACTTGCGCCGGCCACGTTGCGCCGGATTGCCAAGGGCATCATGCGCTACGTCGTCGATGAATCCGAGCCGTTCATCGTCCCGCTTACACACCAGGGCGCCGACCGTCGCTATCCGATGGAGCAGCCCATTCCAACAATCACGGCTGCCCACCGCGGCGAAATGGCTTTGGTCGCACCAGTTCTGACTGAGCATGCCAACGCATCCTCACCGCGCAGCATGCCGGCTGACGAGCCGTTGCGCACTATCTGCGCCCAGACCAAGGGCGGCCACCATGCGCTGATCGCGCCGACCCTGGTTCAAACCGGCTACGGCGAACGCGACGGCCAGGCGCCAAGGGCGCTGGACATCGAAAAGCCGCTTGGAACGCTTGTCGGAAGCCAGAAACACGCGCTGGTATCTGCTTTCATGGCGAAGCACTACGGTGGTGTTGTTGGTCACAGCCTGCAAGGCGAGCCGCTTCACACAGTTACCAGCACCGACCACAACAGCCTGGTCACCGCCAACCTGATCCACATGGGCCACGGCGAAGGCCAAGACGGTGGCAAACGATTCAGCCACGGCATCCGTGACATCGAACAGCCGATCAACACCATCACCGCCAACGGTGCGACCGCCGGCATTGTCACCAGCAACTTGGTCAAGCTGCGCGGCACCAGCCAAGACGGCCAGCCAATCGGCGAGCCGCTTCATACCGTCAGCGCCCAAGGAACCCACTTCGCCGAGGTCCGCGCCTTCTTGATCAAGTACTACGGCACCGACCAAGACCCGAACCTGCAGGAACCCCTTCACACCGTCACCACCAAGGACCGCTACGGCCTCGTCACGGTGGCCGGCGAGGAATACCAGATCGCCGACATAGGCCTGCGCATGCTGGCGCCGAAGGAGCTTTTCAAAGCCCAAGGTTTCCCCGATAGCTACATCACGGAATGGGGCATCGATCACAACGGCCAGCGCATCAACCTGACCAAATCGGCGCAGGTTCGCATGTGCGGCAACAGCGTTTGCCCGCCTTTGGCCGCCGCACTTGTTCGCGCCAATCTTCCAGAAATGTCTATCACACGGAGAGCAGCATGACCTGGCTACTAACCCACTCAGGCCGCCACATCGACCTGATCGACCCGCAGCCTGACATGATCCGCATCGAGGACATCATCAAGGGCCTCTCCCGGGAATCCCGCTTCGCCGGCCAGACCAAGTACTACTACACCGTCGCCCAGCACAGCGTCGTCGCCAGCAGGATCGTCGATCAGCAGTTTGCCCTTGAGGCACTGCTGCACGACGCCAGCGAGGCCTACATCAAGGACATTCCGCGCCCACTCAAGCAGCTGTTGCCGGACTATCGCCGCATCGAGGACAAGCTGCAGGCCGTGATCCGCACCCGCTTCGGCCTTCCTGAATCACAGAGCGACCAGGTCACCAGCGCCGACCGCACCATGCTGGCCACCGAGCGCCGCGACTTGATGCCTGACGATGACACAGACTGGCCGATCCTCACCGGCGTCCGCCCCATGGACGCCAAGCTGATCGCCATCAACAGCAACCGCGCCGAGCTGCTCTTCTACCAACGCTTCATGGAGATCATCCAGCAATGAGCCTAGCCCTTGCCATCGATCAGATCCAGCGGCCAACCTGGTGGCACGAGAACGAACGTGACCAGTCCAGAGCCAAACATGTCAGCCCTGAAGTCATTGCCAAACGCGCCGAGATCCTTGAGTGGTTGCGCAGCCAAAAGCCCCGCAAGGTCGAGGCCAAGGAAATGCAGATCAAGTTCAATCTGACCAATGCCCAGTTCTGGCATATCGCCACGCCGCTGGTCGATGCTGGCCAGATCCGCAAATACAAACCGCGCCACGACAAAAGCCTGCCGGAGGCGGTATAAGCCATGGCACGCTACGTCCTCATCCCGAAATTCTGCGAGCTCACGGGCTACACAGAAGAGGCCGTGCGTGCCAAGATAAGGGACGGCGTGTGGCTGGAAGACCGGGAATTCAGAAAAGCACCGGACCGGCACGTCGTCATCGACATGGACGGATACGAAGCATGGGTGGAACAAGGACTTTCGACGGGGTTCGCTCCCGTAGCCAAAAAAGCATCGAGATCGACTTCATCTATCGCGGCCAGCGGTGCCGCGAAACGTTCAAGCTCGCCCCAACCCCTGCAAATCTAAAGAAGGTCGCCCAGCACCGGGCCGCGATCCTTGATGCGATCGCCCACAATACCTTCGACTACGCCGTCACCTTCCCGGAATCAAAGAACCGTTTCAAGTTTGCCGAGCGCCCACAAAGCGCCTGGACGCTCCTCGAGGACTATCTCGAAGGCTGGATCAAGGGGAAGCAGAAACAACTGAAGGCCAGCACCTGGGCCGGTTACGACAAGATCGTCACCATGATCAACCAGACGGAGCTTGGCCGCATCCTTCTTCCAGAGCTGCGCCGCGTGCATGTTCGCGACTGGTGCAAAAAGCAGGAATGCAGCAACAAATGGCTGGCCAACGTGCAAAGCGTTCTTCGCTCCGCGCTTCAGGATGCGCTCGACGACGACCTGATCGAAACCAACCCGCTCTACGGCTGGAAATACGAAAACGCCGAGACCATCAAGACCAAGGACGACGTCGACCCGTTCGAAGCAATCGAACGCGAAGCCATCCTGGCCGCGATGAACGAGCCACAGCACAAGAACATGTTCGAGTTCCTGTTCTGGACCGGCCTGCGCACCTCGGAGCTGGTCGCGCTGACCTGGGATGATATCGACTGGATAAGGGGAGAGGCCAGGATCAACAAGGCCAAGACGCAGTTCGCGGACGAACCGGAGACGACCAAGACCCGCAAGGGAGTCCGCGACGTCAAGCTGCTGGCCCCAGCGCTGGCTGCACTGAAGCGTCAGAAGGAGATTACCTTTCTGCAGGGCGGCGTGATCTTCCGGGATCCACGCACCGGAAATCCGTGGGAAGGCGACGAGGCCATTCGCCAGGGCCCATGGAAGACCGCCATCAAGAAATCAGGCGCCCGGTACCGGCGTCCATACCAGACCAGGCACACCTACGCCTCAATGATGCTGACCGCTGGCGAGCCCCTCGGATGGGTCGCCAGCCAGATGGGCCACGCCGACCTGAGCATGCTGGCCCGGGTATATGCGCGGTGGATAAAATCAGCGACACCAGACGTCGGAAACAAGGCTGTCGCGATGTTTGGAGCACAAGAAAATGCGAAAACAGAAAAAACAGGAACGTAATGCCACTTCGCTAGGATGGATTCGGATTGAGGACGGAATTGCATCCAGGAACGGAAACCTGACTATCGATCTCGTTATCGATGGGAAACGCGTTCGTAAATCGGTCAAATCGAACAATCTGAATGCCGCCAGGCTACTAAGGGATTCGATCATCGAAAATAACTCGGCATCTGTTGCAAAAAGAACCGCCCAGAATCTTTTTGCTGACCACAGCCAGCCATGGAACGAAACCGTCCAACAACTTCAAGCCCGGGGTGCCATCCGAAAGAAGTATCTCGATCTAAAGCGGTCGGCGCGAGAACGTAATATTGAGTTTTTCCTACTGGAACAGGAGATGCTAGAGGCAATTTTGCACAGCAACGGCGTATGCGCCCTTACTGGAATACCACTTGAGATCGGAACGACATCAAGACACCCATTTAAGCTCAGCATCGACCGGATCGATTCCAACGGCCCCTATCGATTCGACAATCTTCGGGTAATTTGCTTCTGTGTGAATGTGGCAATTGGCGAGTGGGGCGACAAGGTTCTTGCGGCCATGTCCGTTGGGTTTACGCGAAACATGATGAAGACGCTGGAAGAATCAATCACCAATGAAATCAGGATAAATCCTGCGACCCATCCTGTGACTCAGCAAAGCCAATGAGCGATATATCACCGTCACTTTAAAACGACCGTTTTACACTATCAGATTGATTTAATTGATGTTTATGGCGTGCCCGGAGGGACTCGAAACCGCCTTCTATGGCGTATCTATTGGCCTTCCAGCCGCTTGTGACTCATTCGCGACATTGCGACCGGAAGATACCAGGCCAGCGACGCCCAGTTCCACCAGCATTTGAGCGCGGCATTCCAGCACTGCAGCGCAGGCGGGTGACTGGATCTCCATTCTTCCAGCACGACGATCTTCGCGGTCATCATCGATCCTTTCTCGACGGTAGAAGGTCGTCTTCTCGACCCCCTTGAAAAACAGCGGCGGCAGCCAGCGCGGCCTGGGCTTGGTCGGGACGTATTCCTTCTTGACCAGCGACCCGTCGGCCAGCTCGAAGATCACCGCAAAGTGCGGGAACCAGCCCCAGTGGCTTTTCCGGATCACCAGGTGATCCGTGTTTCTGGCATATCGGGCGATGCGCAGGGCGTAGGTCAGGCAGTTTTCCATCACTGCGGCCAGCCGTCGTTCAGGGTTTTGGCGCTGCTGCCGAATCGGTCAGCCGCTTCTGCCACTGCTCGATATGCATCCGCGCATTCGTCGAATACATCGACGGCTGCGCCGGCAATTCGACGGCAGGTTTCCGGGGAAGCTGCGGACAACTGACCACGGAGGGCGGCGACGGTGTCGCGCAGGCTGAGAGCAGCAGTGCGGGCAGCATCCGCATCAGCGCGGAGTTTATTTTCACGTTCGGTCGCGGCATTGCGGGCCTCATCGAGTTGTTGTTGGAAGGATCGTTCTTTTGCCAGGCTTTTTGCCTCGGCTTCGGCGGCCGCCGCTGCCTGCGCCAGGCTGGCCGCATCCCAGCGCGCCTGAACCAGATCGGCGCCGTGCGAATGGCCGAAGGCATAGGCGGCGACGAGGATGGCCAGCGCCACCACGGCCCCGACGAGCAGCCGGTACGGCATCGGGATCAGATCGAGCGGGCTCATACGATGGCCCCTTGTGCCGCGATGAAGTAGGCCAGGCGCTCCGGGTAGCCGTTCAGGCCGCCATTGATGCGCCGGGTGATCGCCTGGAAGCTGTTCGGGCAGTCGGCCACTGTGTTGAGGCCATTCGACCACCAGAACCAGGCGGCCGAACGCGCCGCATCTTCGGGCTGCTCGAGCAGTTCCGGCGTGATCAGCAAGCGCTCGTCGTTGTAAAGCGCCCAACTGCAGCGCCGATAGTTGAATTGCCCGGTGATCTGGATCAGGCCGCGCCCCTTGAAGCGCTGTCCATCGCCGTCAGCTTCCGGTGTATTGCCCAGGCGCTCGGCCAGGCGCCCGGTATCGTAGGCAGCACCGGAAGCGAGCTCACGGGTGTAGCGCAACTGGCCGGACTCATGGGCGATCTGCGCCAGAAAGGCCTGGACGCGGCGCTGGGTGTCGATATGGAACTCGGCCATGGCCGCATTGAGCGGGTCGAGGAACACCTCTGCCCGCTTGCCGGCCTGCGGCATGATGCGCCGTAGCTGCTCGATGGTGATCATCTCGCCCTCCGATCCGAAAGCACACGAATCGCCACGCCGGCCAGCAGCATGGCGCCGCCGGCCGAAACACCGAGCACGACGGCGACCGCGCCGGAACCCATCAGCATCCAGTGCAGCGCCAGGCCGACAAACTGGAACGGATGCCCGTCGAAAGCATGGATATTGATCGCCGCGACGACCGAGATCACCTTGAACATGACGATCACCGCAGACACAAGAAGCAGCGCATTCTCGATCATTGCTGAGCCTCCACTTTGCGTCTTGCCATACCGAGCGCGGCCGGCACGACCGTTGGACCAGCCCCCCCGATCAGCAGCGCCAAAAGCAAGCGCAACGGAGAGCCAGACGATAGTTCGGCATGATCGGCAGCCAGCCAGGCCGCCGCCACCGGTGAGCCATAGCCCGCCAGCAGACTGGAAAGCGCAACCGACGCAGCCGCTTTGCGGCGGTCATCGATGGTCGGCAGCCAAAAGCTGATCAGGATGGCCGCCGCCAGCCCGATCAGCAGCGCATCGACCTGAGCGCCCATGACCGTGCCGGTCAGACCGATCCCGGCGCCAATGGCGATTCCGACGGCACTTGAATGTGGTTCTGGCATGAATTCCCCTTTCTAAATCCTCTTTTTCCCATTGACCAAGGTCAGAAACGAACTGCAACCCAGGCCACAACCACCACCGCCACCACCGGACAGGCGAGATCCAGCTGCGCATCGAGCGACCATCGCCACACGGCGAACCCGGCCAGCGGGTTAAGGCCATTGACCGGGCCGCCATGGGTCAGCTTTTTCTCGCACTGGGCATGCTCCCTGCCAAGGAAGAAGGCGATGGCGAATGCCGCTCCGGTCCACCAATGACCGAGCAAGCCGAACGGCAACTGCATCAGTAGCGCGTAGCAGGCATGCTCCCAGTTCGTGCGGTTCATTTCGTCTCACCCAGAATGAACAGGCCGTCTACATCCTGCGGACTCAACCCAAGAGAGGTTGCGGCCGCTAGCAAGGTCGGATCGTCGCGGCGCCAGGTCTGCGCCTTGTCGATGAAGGCGCGATCGGCAAAGGTTCTGTCGGGCGACGTGGCCCAAGCCAGATAGGCAGCGGAAATTCCTGCTTCGTCGATGGCCAACAAAGCTTGCAGGGCGGTCACCGATTGGGGAACCTGGACGACCGGCGCGACATAAGCCGCCGCCTCAACCTCCGCCAGTTCCATTTCGCTGAGATCGGCGCCTTCCACATCGGATTCAACACCATCGACAACGACTCGCTTCGATCCATCCGGATTGCAGATAATCGCTTGCAGCATGATCAGCTCACTCGGTAGGTGACGAAGGTATTGGCCGCCGTCTTGCGCGACCGGAATACCGCCGACACGTTGGGCGCGACCGCCATGTTGCCGACCACGGTGTGGCCGGTATTCGCCACGATGGTCGAAGCGTTGGTGCCGTTGGTGTTGATCACTGTCCAGTCGACCGCCTGATCCACCGCCATCTGAGCCAGCGCGGAATCCATCGATGTGCCGGTCGGCAGGGTCAATGAAACTGCACCTGCCGGGGCTGAGGTGATGATGCGCCCGAGAATGGCCGAGGTCGCCAGTGTCGAAGTCGTATTGACCGCCGCCGGCGCGGCTTGCTTCTGCAGCAGGTTGCCACCCGTATCCAGCGTCGTGTGCGTGACACCGTCTTCCTGGAAGAAGTGACCGTTACCGGAATTCTGGGTGATAGGGTAGGCGGCGGACTCAATCTTCAGGCCGACCGTGGTTCGCGTATCGTAGGGCAGCGAGATCGATCCATACGACGTTGACGTGGTGTTGAACGTCCAGTTGATCGCGCCGATGGTGCCGGCAACCCCAGCCTTCAGATTGACGTTCAGGCCGGCATTGTCGCCGAGCGTGACATCCCCGCCAGCCGACAGGGTTTTCCATGCCACTGCGACTGTTCCGGCTGAACCAAACAACCCGGCAAGGAAATCCCATACCTGCCCCTGAGCGGCTTTCATATCTTCCGTAAGCGGGGCTGGAATCTTCGATCCATCCAATACGTTCTTTGCTGGTAGAGCGGTCATTATTTGTATCCTTGTATAGTCACATCAACGATTGCTGAAACCCCCGACCCGGCGGCTGTTGCCTTGATCATTGGCCCGAGAGTCGGGTCCTTGTCTTCGGCATACACGCGGTCAGCCGTCGAGTTTTGGAGCGTTAGGGAGATATTCTTGATGACCGTAAACTGACCAATAACATCGGTCAGTCGAGTGCCGACGGCAGCAATGGCGACGTCGTTCAGGCGGACGACTTTGTCGGGCACGTCGATGTTGAGCGTCAGTGCCGACAAGACACCCTGGACAGGGCCATCTATCGTGATCACCGAGAACTGGTAGCCACCACCGGTCACCGCCAGCGCCCCGGGCCAGATAAACCAGTCCGTCGGCGGGTCGTAGAACGGTTCGTCGTCAGCGCCGTAAAAATCGTCGAGATCGTCGCCGTAGAAAGGCAGATGCCCATCCATCCGGTAATAGACCGAGGACGACCCTCCGGCCACCGACCAGGAAAGCGTCATGGTCCTGCCCTCGGCCGCATCTGTCGGGACATAGACAGGAGTGACGTATTCGAGGCCCCAATAGGTGTCGACATAGAACGGCGAACCGTTCTGCTTGTAGAACACATCCTTATCGGGGCCGTAAAAAACGGAACTTCCATTGGCAACCAGATTGCCGCCCGACAGCGTCGTGTTCGTCAGCGTGCCGGGGAACCCGTTGGCCTTGAAGTCGTAGGACTCCACGACGTTGGCGACGACGGCGTCACCGAAGTTCGTGACCACGTAGGCTGCGTTCTTCGACTCCAGACCGACCGCATCGACCGCCTTGATCATGACCGTGGTCAGGCCCACAGGAATCGTCTTCAGCGTGAAAGGCGAATCGGTGACGATGCCTTCGTGCAGCTTGCCGGCCGATCCCCATTCGCGGCTGTTGCCCTGCTGGAAGCGCAGCTTGTAGCCGATCACATCGATGGCCGTGCTCTTCGGCCAGGTCAGCGTCTTGCCGTTGATCAGGAAGGACGTGACATCGGGCGGCGGGTTGGTCTTGCCGGACACATAGACCGAGGTCCGGGTGACCCACGGCCCCACCCGACCGTCAATGCCGATGAAGCGCAGGCGGATGTCGTAGGTGTTCTTGTCGGTCATCGGGCCGATATGGATGCGGCCTGTTTTTGCCGCCACCTTCGGCACCGTCTTCCAGACGGCCCGCGTCGAGCCGGTCAGGCGATACTGCGCCTCGACCGTATCGACATACTTGTTGATCGCCTCGCTCGATCCGGTCAGCGAACTCGTTGCCCGGTTGGTCGAGAACTTGACCAGGATGTTTGAGACATAGGAATTCCCTGACTTGATCAGGGCGCCCTCGTCCGTCACCACCCCGCTGATCAGCGGCTTCTGGTTGATCGCCTTCTGCAACAGCGGCGGCGGCTCGGTGATCTGGCTGGACCACGTCCCGAACGGCTTGTTTTCGGCATCGAACACGGCCGGCGCGTAGTCGCAGAGCAACAGGCGGGCCTGCAGGCCGGGCAGCGGTTCGATGGCCTTGACCAGGCAATCGACTGACTCGCTGTTCAGTTCGCCGAACATGAACGTATCGCCAGCCGCCGGCTTGTTGCTGCTGATCGTGGTCGTGAAGTTCAGCGTCGAGAACATCCCCGTAGCGCCGGTGATCGTGGCCGTGTTGCTGGCCCCGGCCGCCGTGCGCCAGCGGATCGTGTAGTTCTTGCCGGCTTCCATCTGCATCGGCTCGTCAATGACGACGCCGGTCACATCGCCGATCACCGACTTGATACGGCCAGAGCCAAGGCCCCACATCGGGATATCGTGCGCCACCTTCACGCGATCCCCTCGCGTGCAGATAACGGCTTCGATGTCGGCGTAGAGTTCGTATTCCTCTGGGCGGAGGATGATCTGCTCCATGTGATGCCGGGCCAGCTTGAAGACCGGCCCCGCCCCGCCCGTGTCGGTGATGCCGTCGGTGACACCAGGCAACTCGATCGACTCCAGCAGCGTGGCGTTCGACGCGTTGTAGCCATCGGCATAGACGATCATCTCGTCCGGCTGGTAGTCCTTGCGCCGGTTGTTGAAATTGACGCGCAGGCCGTGCGGCAGCTTCGGCAGCAGGCGGGTGCCCTTGAAGCCCCAGGAATTCGCCGGGGTGAAGTGCTGGACGATCTGCGTCTTCGGTTCGTCAATGACCACAGACCATTTGCCGTCCGGCATGGCGATGGAAGCACGGCCGGCGGCGGCGATGTCGGCCAGCACTTCGCGCAACGGTCGCTGGCCGTTGATCACGTTTTCGTAAATGAAGCCCTTCGTGTCGCAGAACTCGGACCAGTGCTGCAGGGCGGCCATGTCGATCTGTGAGTACGGCACCGGCTTGGCATTGGCCGGATGGCGCAGCACGTAGAGGAACAGCGATGCCGGGTTGTTGCGGCGCGTCGTTGCCCCGGGCGTGACCCAGCTGGTGCCGTTCCAGCACAACTGGCGGGTCGAGAGCGTGGCGGTCAGGCCGTCGAGCGTGCCGTTAAGTTGATCGGTCGCCCGGATCTTCAGCGCCGTCATCGCCAGCGGCTTGGGCGGGTTGATCGGCCTGACGTTGTCCGAATACTCGGTGACCGCCATCAGCAGCACCTTGTCGGCGGCGCCGTCGGTCGTGGTTTCCGCAACCGTGCGACGGACTCGGTATTCGTACTGACCCGGCTCGGCATCCAGGTGGATATCGATGATCTTGTCGAACGGGTCGCGGGTGGCGTCGGTGAATTGGTTGAAATCGACGACTGCGGCGCCGCCGACCGAATACCAGAGCGCGGTGATCGTCCGCGTGTAGGTGCCGCCCTCCGGATTGTCTTCGGTGACCGTTTCGGTGACGGTGTGCTTGGTCAGCGCGAACCCGGTGTAAAGACCGGTGTTGTGCTGGGTGTGCGAGCCATCCGGCTTGATCGTGTAGATCAAAACCTCGTTTTCAGCCGGGTTGTTCGGTAATGCGTAATTTCCGACAGTAGTTGAATACTGGGTTGGCTTGAACACCAGCTTGTTGCGGTCGCGCAGCACGATGATGCCGTCGCCGCCGTATAGGCCTGTTTCAATATCGGCGTAACCCATCAGCGTGTCCGGCATCCCGGGCACGTTGGCGAAGTTGTCCTTCCACGCCTCGCTGACCGGCACCCAGACGCCGCTGGTATTGAAATAACCGAGTCGGCGATATTCAAAGACAACGATCACCGACTGAGGCGTCAACTCGCCCATGTCGTCGTTGTAGTGATCCATGTTGGTCAGACCTTGCGGGAAGGTCAGCAACAGACTCATGCGGTTCAGGTTAGTCGAGGTCGTCGTCCGGGTCAGGAGATCGGTCGTTATCTCAGCTTCCGGCCGATCCTGATAGACGTCCGAACCGTAGATGTTGAGCAGGTTCTTGACTTCCTGCCGGGTCCAGTCGAGATGACCGTCGATAAACTCGTTGGCATCACCCTGCAGGCTGTAGATCGTGACATCTTCGTAGCTCGAGATCGGCGTCTGGCCGATGCGCAAGTTGTTGATATCCAGCGGCCCGTAGCCCCAGATGACCAGCATGTGCAGGAAGCGGTCGTGACCGTCCGAGCTGATGAAGGTGTTTGCGCCGAGCGGCGCCGTGAAGTCGTGGGTGCCAAGCACCACCGGGATGGCACCGTAGGGCGTCGGCTGGTTTTGACCGCCAGCCAGCAGGTATTGCGGCTTGGCCGCCGGCCCGGCAGACGGCGGACGGATCGGCGCGATGGCATTGACCAGGGCATTGCCGAGCAGCGACACGGCGCCCTGGGCGATGGCCCCGGCCGTTGCTGCCGAAATGCCCGTACCGACGCCCCATCCGGCAGAACCAGCCGTGCCGATGGCTCCACCATTACCCCATGCAGCGGCCACCTGACCGCCGGCCCACCACGCCACCGCCATGATGACCGCCGAGGTCAGCAGGCGCTCGTCCTGCGACTTGCCGGGGAAGATGCGGAATTCGACCACATCGCCATCGGCCAGCGTATAGGCCGGCCAGTCGGCGTAATCGACCCGCTGCGCATTGACGAACGCGACCCCGTTCTGGATCAGTTCGGCCGGCGTGTCCTTGCAATGCGCTGCGATGACATCGCCGAGCTTGTCGCCGACTGCAGCCAGCCCGTCGATGCGCTGCATCTTGAGCGGATGCGGACAGCCGGAGACAGTGATGCCGGCCGCGTTCGGCGAATAGCGGTAGAAGCCCTCGATCCTCTGCGACCAGCGCGTGGCGGTATATTTCTCGACGACGACATCGTGATCGGCGCGGGCGTGGATAAACCAGCCCGGCGCGGTGACCACGCCGACGTGGAGATCGTATCCGGCCATGCTCAGGCGAATCAGATCGCCGACTTCCGGCACCTTGACGCGCTCCCAGTTCTCGCGATGCGCAGCCATGTACTCGACCAGGTCGGCATCCGAGCAGGTGTCGCGATCGACCCCATCGTGCCCAGGCAGATCGATGCCGAGTTCGTTCCGGTAGACCAGGCGCACCAGGCCCCAACAGTCGGCACCCGCTTCCGTGCGGCCACCGGCAACGTAGGGAATCCCGATGTATTTGTTGGTATCGAGCATCAAAACAGCCCCGGGAAAGTGCTTGGGTTCATCGTGTGGCAGGGGAAAGGCTCGCTGGCCAGCGACTCGACCGACAAGTAGCCGGTGACGGCATCGGCGTCATAGGTGATGCCCTGCAGTTCCAGGTTGTCGATGGTCAGCTCGGGCGAACTCACGTCCTCGCCATTCGAAGCCGCAGAAACCCCCTGCAGCACGATCTGCAGCCGGATCGTCGGCGGCCCATCGAGCGTGCGAATCACTGGCGTGATATAGCGAGTGGCGTTGTGAATCGTCAGTTGGCAGCGCGGGCCGGCGTCCGATTCATCGTTCGGCAGCGTGATGTTGAACGGCACGAACAGGTGATCGATGCCGCCCGAGGTCACGCCATAGGCAACATCGTCGTCGGTCGTCAGGGCTGCCAGCCGCTTGGTGTAGCCGTCGGCCAGATAGATCGGCTCGGCAATGTTCGCGCCGTAAATCTTGAGCAGGCAGATGACGTTTTCGTCGCAGTCGGGCGAGAAGAACGCGCGGAGAGCCCGGGCGGAGATCGTGCGGCTCACGGGAGGATTTCCATATCCATGACCACGTTCCACAGATCAGCGCCGCGCGGCGACAAGCTGTAGTACTCGCCACCGTTGGCCGGCACGATCTTGACCTCGATGGCCGCGCCGGTGCGCGGGTGCTTCCAGTTGAAGCGGCGGACGCAGAACAGCGTATTGACAATGAAATCGCGCAGGATCTCGACCTGCGCACCGGTCATCAGGAACGAGCACTGGATCGGCGTCGGACGGGCGCTGCGCCGCCGCGTCTTGGCCGGGCCGTTATCCATCGGCGTGCTGACGGTATTGACGACCAGCGACTCGGTGAACCCGTTCGCCAGCGTTTCCTGCGGCAGCGTCGTCGGCCAGGTGTAGGCGGCCATGTCAGCCCCTCCGGATCATGGTTGGCGAGCGGCCAGCGCGATTGACGGCGCTGCCGGGCGTGGAGAGCTGGCCGGCAATGGCATCGGACAAATCAAGCATGAGCGATCGCCGACCCCGTGAATCGACGACCTGACGCTGGCCAGTCACGGTTTGCGGGGTGCCGTTGTTATTGATGACGACCGATATGCCAGCCTCGCCTTCGACGGATACGCCGAGCTTCCCGTTTTTTCCACGTTTCAGCGGGAAAATCCCCTCCGGGCCAGCCTCGCCCATGACGTTGCCGCCATTGGCCCAGAACGTCGTCGGCTTGGACACAACAGTTCCGGAGAAGGCCGACAGCGACGGCGAGGTGAAGACGTTCCCCAGGGCGCTGAAGGTTGTATTGACCGACGATGGCAAGGAATCCAGGCCTGTCGGCGTGGCTTTGGCGCCGAAGCCGAAAGCGTTGTTCAGATAGCCCATCAAGCCGGAGGCGGCAGCCTGCATCTGCATCTTGATGATCATCTGCATGAAGCTGCCGGCGATGTCGTTGAAGGTAGCCTTTTGCCCCATGGCAAATCGCGTGGCGACTTCGGCCATGGAATCGGTGGCGGTGCGATAGATGCTTTCGGCGTTCCTGGCGGCGTTGGTGGCTTCATCTTCGTATGAACGGAACGCTTTCTTCCAGCCGAATTCGAAATCGCGCTGTTGATCGAAGCTGCGGGCGACGGCTTCGGAAACCTTGTCTTTCTGGACAGCCAGTTCTTCTTCGGCCCTGGCCAGGGCGATCTTTTGCGCGGTTTCGTCCTGGATGTCATGAATGATGCGCTCGCGGATCTTCTGGCCGTCGTCTTCGACGCGATACAGCGCTTCGGCGATGGTGCGCTGGCGGTCGGTCATCAGGGCCAGTTCCTGCTCTCGGGCGATGCGCTCCAGGATGATGGCGTTGCCGCGCTTGTAGTCATCGACCAGCGCGCCGGCTTTCTCGCCGGCTTTCTCGGCTTCGTTCTGCTTGGTACGGGCGAGATAGACTTCCCAGAACGACCCGGCGACCTGCTTCTGGGCCTCGGTCAGGACCACGGCACCGGAGGCGATGTCGGCCTGGTACTTGGCGTAATCCTTCTGCGCCTGGGTGAGTTGCTCGACGCTCTGCAGATCCTCGGTCTGGACGGCGATCTTTTCGTTCAGCGAACGGATCAGCGCGGTGTAGTCGTTGGCGTGGGGGTCGGATTTTGCCTTTTCTTCATCGCCATCGATAAATTTCCTTACGGCCCTTCTATTTGGCTTTTTCGCAGGGTTGGTAGGCGCCACCTCAGAAACCGGCGCCGTCATTTTGTCGCCGAATTTCTTCAGCGCTTCCAGTTGGTTGCGCGTGACGAGTATCTTCTTGTCGAGCTCTTCGGTTGAGCCATACAGCCATTTGTTGAGCAGCCCACCATTGGCGTCAACCTGTTTGCGCTGCCCTTCCAATTGAGCCAGCGTGTTCTCAAGGTCTCTCTGAAACGCGCCTTGCGACATATCGATGTCGCCAAAGATCGCGTCAAAAGGAAGCTTGCCAAGACCAGCAAGACCGCGCAGTAGCGCCCATAGCGAGTCGCCTTTCTCGATCGCTTTGGTCATTTCCTTGGCCGTATCCGTCAACGATGGCACCAGGCTATTGGCAAACTTTGTCGCCAACCCGCCGACCACACCTTTCAAATCGGTGATGGTGTCGTTCAGCTCATCGGCGCGATCCGCCGTTTCCTTGGTGATCCCGGCCAGCTTCTGGCCACGCTCGACCATCTCGCCAATCGCCTTGCCGCCCTCGGACAGCGCCGGGGCGGCGGACTTCCAGGACTTGCCCAGGGCTTCGGCAGCGAAGGCGGCGCGGGTTTGCGGGTCTTCGATGGCGTTGTAGATGTCGGCGAGCTGCTTGAAGGCTTCGATGGGGTCTTTGGCACTGATCCCGATCTTGGCGAACTTCTCAGAATCCTTGCCCATGTTGACCGACAGCTTGTTGATCGAATCGGCGATGCCGTCGATATCGGTGCCGGTCTTGTTGGCCATGGAGCTGAGGCCGGCTAACTGCTCGACAGTCAGGGAGGTCGATTTGCTCAGGTCTTTCAGGTGGTCCTGGGCATCGATGGCGCTTTGCACCAGCGAGACGGTGAAGTTGACGCCGACCGCACCGGCCAGCGTGGCGCCCAGTTCCTGAAACGTCTTGCCGACATTGGCATAGGAGGACTGAATGCGCCGGGCATTGTCTTCGGCGAGCCGGGAGGCGCGGGCGAAGTCGCGCTCCAGGCTGGCGAGCTTGGCTTCCAGGTCGATGGATAGCGTCGCGAGGGCCATGGTCTATTCCTTTGGGTGGTCTCTGATCACCGTTAGCTGGGCAATCAGCAGCTCGATGTCGGCGTAGCCGAGAATTTCAGCAACGACAGGAATGGCGGACCAGTCCATGCCGCCGCACAGATTCCATGCGTGAATGGCCAGCCCGACTTCCGGTGATTGGTGGGCGGGCTTGAGGGCTCCCGGCAGGTCTTGCCCCTCAAGCCACGCCGTCAGTTTTTTGTGAGTTCCGCCAGCTTGACCTGGTGATCTTCGTAGGCCTGGAAGACGGCCTTGATGAGCACGGCAAGAAGGTCGAGGCGATCCTGCAGCCATTCGAAGCAGACAGCCGGATCGAAGGGCACGGGGTGCGGTGCACCGGTGCCGAACATGGCAAGCTCGGTGACCTCTTCTCCCCAGCCAACAACGAAGGGGATGACAGCACGGGCCGCGGATTGCTTTTGCAGCTCCATCATTTCAAGGGCCGTCGGACGCCGGACGGTGAAGGAGAAGCCACCGGCTTCCACCTTCACTTCCCGAGCCTTGCGGATTTTTTCGGCAAGGCTCATGGGTTAGCTCGCGTAGTAGGTCGGGGTGCCGTTCATGGTGATCGTCGTCTTTGTCGTCACCAGCTGCTGCGCCGAACCGCCGGGCAGCAGGGAGGCACCGACGTAGCCGTTGAAGACCATGATCTGTCCACCGGCGCCGAAGGTGAACATGAAGGCACGCTTTGCCTGGGCATCGGAAGCGGACTTCATCGCCTTCAGGCCGGCGTCGGAAACGTCCCAGATATTGTCAAAACTGAACGAAGCAGCCGACGGAAGGCCAGGCATCTGCGAGCGAGCAGCCTGATGGATGGTGGTGGTATCCAGGAAGTCAAACTCGCCACCGGAGCTGGACAGGCTGGTCGCCGTGGTGATCGAGGTGCCGAAAGTGATTTTCTGGCAGGTTCCCGAGGTAAAGGTGTCGAACAGGGTGGTATCTTCGCCTTCCAGGACGAAGTTGCTACCTGTCGGCGACTTGACTCGGAATACCCGGTCATCGACCTGGCGCATGCCCTGAACGGACAGGACAACGAAGTCGCCAGCGACGAGAGTGTTTGTTGCGGTCACCACCCCTTCGGCAGCCTTGGAGATGCCGGTGATAGTGATTGCAGCTGCGAGCGCCGACTGCATTGCTACAGCGACGTTCGACCATTTCTTTGCAGTGGCCATGATTTACCTTTCGATGGACGTAAAAAAACCGCCCGGAGGCGGTTGGTTGTTGGTGCTGCGGTGCTACGTGAAAAACCAGTCGGTTTCGATGGTGACAGCGAACAAGCCGACTTCATTGTCGAAACCTCCGGAGCGATTGGCGACCGGGTTGCCGCTGCCATCGATAGCCAGCCGTACCTGATCGGCAACGGCTTCTGCTTCGGTGCGGGTTGGCGCCCAGACGGTGACAGCCATCCGGACGTCTTCGCAGACCAGCGCGCCGCCGATGGTGTAGGTCGGGTTGGTTCCGGCCCGGACATAGACGACGGCCGGGAGATCGACGTTTTCCGGAATGGCATCCGGATAGATACGGTTGGCGACCAGATCGGTCAGGCCCGTCCAGCCAGACAGGGCGGCATAGAGTTGGGTTTCGGCGCTCATTTGCGACTGTTCCACCATTGGATGACCGGGGCGATCTGGGCCTTGAAAACTTCCAGCGCCTGCGGCAAAGCATCGGCCGCCTTGGCCATGAAGTCGGTTTTCTGCATCTTCCGGGTGCCGAAGTTGACGAACTTCCAGTAGAACGGATCGACCGGGTTCTGGCTTGACTTGCCGCCTATCCGCCTGAAGCCGCGAATAGCTGCCGTCTTGAGCGGCTTGACGTTGATGAAGACACCGACATTCCCGGCCCGGCCGGACGATTTGCTGGCCCGGACCATCAGGCGCCGCTTGATCAGCCCCGGGGTGCGATACGGCGCTTTCGCCGCATCGGCGGACGACATGACCGGGACAACCTGACGCGCGGCCTGCAGCGGCACCCGGGCAGCCTTGCGGAGCGCGCCGAGCACAACCTTCCTGCGCAGCTGCTTGGGCAGTTCGTCCAGGACGCGCTTGAGGTCGTCGAGGCCATGGATCTTAGCGGTGACGCTATCGACCATCTTTCGCTCCATGGACCGCCGGCACTTCGATGGTCCCGACATAGGGGCCGGTGCCGGTGATCAGGTTGGTGATGTCGTAGGGCTCGCCTTTCCACAGCAGGCGCATGTCGGTGGTCAGGCCGGCGCGCTCGCGGATGAGGAAGCGGGCATCGATGACGTGCTGCTGCTGGTTGGCGGCGAAGAAGGCATTGCCGCGCAGGGGCATGACCTTGGCCCAGACGGTGACGACGTCGGCCCAGGTGGCGACTTCTTCGCCAATCCCGTTCTTGATCACCGACTTTTGCTGGAAGGTGATGCGCTGGTCGAATTCTCCGGCGGCGATCATCAGGCGGCCTCGTACAGGCGGTAGGGGTCGAGCAGGCGGTGCCAGAAACGGTCTGGCAGCGCGGTGGCCTGGCCAGCGACAAAGGCTTCGCGCTGGGCATACCAGGCGCCGACGGCGAGCAGGGTCCAGTGCTTGATGCTTTGCGGCACGGCCGAGGCGGCACCGTAGCCACAGGTGTAGCGGACACGCACGGCGTTGGGGACGGCCTGGCTGGCCGGCCAGGCCTTGCCGTAGGCGGGGACCAGGTAGCCGGGTTCGGAATCCTTGTCGAGCAGCGTGTCTTGCGGGTCGAGCGTTTGCTCGTCGCCGGCTTCGTCGAGGAACTTGAGCGAGACCAGCGACTGGATCGGCGCGCCGCGCAGGACGAAGGCTTCCGGGAAGCCATCAAGGACCAGCTCGCGGGTCTGCGTGCAGAGGGCGCGGCCGGTTTCGTGCTCGGCCTGCTCGCGGGCGGCGACGATCAGCGCCGTGAGCAGTGCGTCGTCATCGGCGCCGTCGACCCGGCACTGGTATCGCGCCTCAGCCAGCGACACCGGTTCCTCACTCGGCGCGGTGATGATTTTGTAGGGCATGCTGGTTTGTCCTTAGCGGCGCTGTCCGGCAGTATTTCCGGGGCGGGCGCCAGTCGGTTGAATGATGTTTGATCCGCCGCCGGATGGGGCTCTGATGTAGATAGTTGGCCCGGCACCCGAACCAGTACCGGCTGTCATCGTTGAACTGCCGGTTAGCGTAGCGCCGGGAGCGCTGGCGTTCTGTTCGCCGTTCGCCGCGCCGGCAGCGATGTCGCTTGCCCCGGTCAAAGCGGCGCCGGGTGCCGTAGCATCCCCACCCGATCCGCCGGACGCACTGCCTTCCGCGATGCTACTCACGCCGGTCAGCGTAGCGCCCGGAGCGCTGGCGTTCTGCTGTCCAGCAGCAGCACCGGCGGTCAGCGTGCTAACTCCGTTCAGGCCGGCCCCTGGTGCGGAAGCGTTCACCGGCCCGATGGCTACGGTCGCTACGTCACTGCCAGCGAAAACGTCGTCCAGATACCAGTTGTACCCGATGGTATAGACGCCATCGGCCGCGCCAATCAGATCGAAGCTGCCGTTTTGATAGACGGTCAGCGTCCCCGACGATGGCGTCGAGGTGACCTGCAGGCGCAGGTAGTGGCCGGGGTTCGCCAGCGCTTCATCGTACAGCAGGCCGGGGCCATGATCGCCAGTAGCCGTCTCGGCGACGATCTGGGAGGCGAGCAGGCCGATGAAATTGCCGGTAGCCGACCCCGCAGAAAGGCTCGACGCTCCGTTCAGGATTGATCCTGGCGCACTGCCATCGATACCGCCGCTGGCAGCTCCGGCGGAGATGCTAGACGTGCTGCTCAGGGTTGCCCCGGCTGCGGCACCATCGACAGACGCCATGCCGACCAAGCCAAATGTGTTCCCAGCACCGAGCGATGAATACAGGCCATCCAGTTCGGCTTCGGATAGCGCCTTATTGAACCACGCCACCCAGACAATATCTGCCGCGACAGAACCCTGACCGACCGCTCCGCCGAGGTAATTCCAGAATGCCCCGTTGATCGTGTTGTAGGCAAGGCGCGTCGCGCTATCGACTTCGAAGCTGCCATCGACGTAGAGCTTGTGCGCAGTCTCACCGATCTTGACGGCGGCCAGCATGTGCGGCGTGGCAGCGGTGTCTAGGTCCGTGGTGCCAGTGGTCTTCAGCGTGTTCCAGTTTTCCAGCGCAGTCGGCAACCCGGCGCTGGTCAAACCGACTGTGAACGCGCCGGCCGCCGTGGTCTGCGAGCTGACCAGCGGGCGCTGGCCGCCGCCGCCGGCTGCCAAGACCTGATTAACGATGATGACGATCGTCGCGCTGGTATTCACGGTGGTATCAATGGTCACCGCAGGCGTGAATGATGCCCCCTTGACAGTGAAGCCGCCGCCGACCGTGCGCAGGGCTTCGCCGTATGCGCCGCCAGTCTGGTAGCTGGCCTCGGCATGTTTGGTGAATGTCCGCGCCGTCTTGTGAGAAACAAGTGCGCCAGATTGAACACCGATTAGTTCGACCAGGTTGCCGTAGAGTTCATGCCCGGTGTTTAGCGTGTATGCCATTTTTACCCGTTCCTCGGGTCATGCCAGCCGGTTGGTTTGTAAAGCCAGACATCGCCCGAGAAAGCGCCTTGAAGGCCGATGTAGCAGTCCATGTCCTTGGCGTACTTCCACTTTCCGACGACGCCCTTGTCCCATTCGGTGTCGGCAGCATCGGCGCCAAGTTCTGCGCCAGTCTTGGGACGCGGACTGGTTGGATCGACCAGCTTTTCGACGTACCAGCCGGTGGTGGGTACAGGGTCGCCGATTGGGGTATGGATGGCCCAGATTCTGCCGCCGCGCTCCCAGGCGACGAAATAGCCGCGGCGCGGGTCGTAGAGCAGGCCCATATCGCCAGTGCCGACAGACAGGAATTCAGCAGCGCCCGGCCCGGTCAGGTCCGCAGCGGCAACCCGGAAATTCGTGTTTTCAGAGCCGGCGTAGTCCAAATCCCAGCCGTAGATCGGATAGGTTCCGGTCGGGCCGAGATAGATCAGGACGTTCTTGTCGACATCCAGTGCGGCGCCGGTATCCAGTCCGGTGTTCGACCACGTTTTCCCTACCTTCGTGATCTGGTCGGTCAGATAGTTGTTCGCGTCGTTGTACTGGACACGATACAGGCTCGGGTTTGTTCCGCCAGACGACGCGCCGACGTAGAGCACGTCCTTCCCGGCCTCTTCCCGGTAGCAGGTAAAGAAATTGACGTGACGGGTCAGCTCATTGGCGAGCGTCGCTTGCGGGTGATCAAGCAGCCAGTCGCGGGGATACCAGGCGTTTGCGCCGTCGAGATTGACTGCCGCCGCGCTGCCGCGCTTGACGTTGCTGCCAGCCAGGCCGCCGACCTTTCCTTGGCCGGCTTGCGACAGGTCGCAGGTATAGCCGCCGGGTAGCTGGCGCAATGTGGCACCGCCGCTATCGGTCACAAGGAACGGGCCGCCAGACGAGTGGCAGGCGCCGCCGAGCGTGACAAAGCGGTTCAGCTTCGGCAGGTAGTTGTTGTTGCTGTAGGTGTGGCTGGATACCGGCGAGTGCAGCGGACCGTCGATGGTTTCATGGCCGCTGGCGTTGGTCTTCACGTCTGACGGGTAGAAGGCGAGTTGCCATTGGCGGGTGGCAGCATCCCAGATGTACGTGTCGTTGCCGCTGTAGTTCGCGTGTCCGCCGCCGAAGATGACTAGCCGGTGATTTACATCATCCCAGCCAAAGCCGGACCAGCAGCGAATGATTGCCGATGGCGAGCCGGGGCCAAGCCCGAACATGGGCAGGTAATCCGAGCCGGGCCAGACGCTTTGCGCGGTGTTGGTGTTGGCTTTCAGCCACGAACCAGCAGGCGCTGCAGCGATCAGATCGAGCAGCGCGTTATGCGCGAAGCGATGGCGCCCGGCGGCGATGTAGCCACCGGACGGGCAAATGTAGGACTCGCCCACGGAATATCCTTATACCGGTGTGTTGATATTGATCGTCGTAGCATTGAGCGTAAATGTTCCAGCGGTCGTCGAAACATCAGACCCGAAATCATCTACAGCAACCAACTCGTCAGCCGAAGACGCACCGCCACGCGACTTGTAATAAACCGCTTTGCGAGCAGTGATCGTCGATGACGTCCAAGTAACTTGCGGGAAGGTGATGACCGTCTTGTGGTTGGTTGTGTCCTTGGTAATGGTCGGGACAATAGTCTGTCCGCCTGCCGTGTAGCCGGTGCCTGAAACCTCGTTGGTGATGCTGCTGCGCTTGCTGTGCGCGGCCTTATCTTCGGCATATCCCATGGTGACGAGCATCACCTTGAAGGGATCTGAGTCGAGGTCGATTGCTCCGGACATGGCGTCGAAAACAAATGAGTCGTAGGCAGTTGAGGCCATGGATTACTCCTGCGGGGTGTCGGCCTGGACTGCGGGGCCGGTGGTTTCTTCGGTGGTTTCTTCGGTGGTTTCTTCGGTGGATTCGGCGGCTGGCTCGAAGGCGGCGGAATCCGCGACTGGCTGGGCGACCGGCGCAACCACAACAGGCGCGGCCTTCGACTGTGCGGATTTTTTGTCCTTGACCCACTTTTCAGCACGAGCCACTTTGAGTAGATCCGGGGGTAGATCGACTTCCTGGTTGACCTTGTAGTCAACCACGGTGTAGCCATCGGGCGACCCCTTGAATTCCTTGACAACGATTTGCATGTTGGCTCCTGTTCAAATGAAAACGCCACCTCGAAAGGTGGCGTCTGGTTTATGGGATCGTCGGTTACGCCGGCGGGTTGGCCGTCGGTGCGCAGCACGGATCGCCAAGCACGGCAACAGCGGCGAGCAGCGCGGCCGAGGCGTTATTGGCCGGGGTCACAGTCAGCCGGGAATAGCGCTTGTTGCCCTTGTAGCCGAGCTTGAATACCTTGTCGTCGGCGGCGAAGGTGAAGCTTGCCTGGGCTTCGGTACCAAGCAGATCGGCATCGGCAACAGCGGCCGCATCGGAAAGATTGGCTGCGTCTCCTTCTTCGAGCAGGACGGTGAAGGTGGCATCGGCGTCGGCCAGCGAACCGGCCAAGATGATGTACTCCAGGGCGTTGAAGCCTTGACGATCGATGATCTGACCGACCTGGGCGGTGTTGTCGGCGACGGACACCGGCGAAATTACCCGCTTCGGGGCAATGTTGTTGTGCAAATCTCGCATTTGGTTTTTCTCCAAAAAATCAGGTTGACCGCAGCATTGTTGCCAATGCCGCGATTAGGTCGGATCGGCCGATTAGCTGGCCGCGAACTTCATCAGCTTGATAGCTTCGAAGTTGCGGATGCCGCCGCCGACGCGCTTGCGGAAATTGAACTTGGTGGTGCCCTTGGTGGTGATGTTGTCGCGGATCAGCGTGATGCCACGGCGATCGACGATGCGGTAGGCGCGCTTCCAGTTGGCGTAGGCAATGGAGTAGCTGTTGGCGGCGATGACCGGCATGTTGTCGTCGACAACAACGGGCTTGCCGAGCACCAGGCCGGCGAATTCACCGGTCGGGTCGGGATTAAACAGGTAGAAGTTTCCCGAGCCGTCCTTGATCTTGCGGAGAGCGGCCAGCGTGGTGTCGGCCATCAGCAGCGTGGCGCCATTGCGGTACGTGGCCTTCATCGAATGCAGCAGGTCGATGATGTTATCGCCCGGGTTGGAGGAGGCAAAGGCGCCGGCGCCGCCCGAGGCGATATAGCCGATGCTGTTCCAGGCGTAGTTGGCGTTGGCGACCACGTCATAGGTCAGGAAGCCGCGCGGTTTCTTGATGCCGTTGCCGGACACGAAGGCGGAACCTTCGGCCTCGCCAAAGGCGATACCAGCTTCATCGGTCAGGTCCATGACCAGGTCGACGTCGGCGTCTTCCAGGGTGGTGTTGTACACCCACGGCTCGGCTTCCATCTCTTCGGCGAAGATTTCGAGCTTGGCGTATTTCGGATTGGTCGTTTCGCCACCTGCCTCTCCTTCACCGACCCAGCGCGCGGCCATGCCGGCCGTCTTGACGCGGAACTCCAGGCTGGCTTTGCCGATGGTGCGGACATCGGCCAGGGAGCGCACGGTCGATACGGTGCTGGCAATGCGATCGATCTCGGCGGCCATTTCGGAATCGACCAGGTAGCCGCCGTCGACATCGGAGCCCATCTGGTAGGCCTTGCGTTCGAGACCCGACAGACCAGCGTCGTTACCCTTGCGCAGGAACTGTTCGCGGAAGGCGGATTTGTGCTCGGCCGCTTCCTGGCTCAGGCCACCTTCCTGACCTTGCGGCGGGCGGGCGTTCTTCTTGGCGACTTCGGCAATATCCTTGCCGAGTTGGGTCAGCTCGCCATTGATTTTTTCGACGGTGGCCGTGATGTCAGCGACCGCCTTGCCGTCAGCCTTGGCCTGGATAAGCTGGTCGTTGGCCTTTTTGAATTCTTCAAAGGCGTGGCCTTGCTTCTGCAGCAGTTCGGCGAGGCCTTCCATGGTGGTTTCGCCGATGGCCAGCGGAATGAGACCGAGGCTGGCCAGGGCTTCGGGCGAGGCCAACGGGTGGCCGGCGAGCATGGAAACAATGACGGCGGCGAGCAGGATAGCCGCCGTCCAGATGAAACGCTGGTGACGCACGATGTGGTTCATGAATTACTCCTGGTTATGAGTGAGGATTGCGGTGTTGCGGCGGATGATTTCCGCCAGTGCGCCATAATCCTCAGCTTCTCGCGGAGGCATGGTCTTGTAGCCGTCGGCCACAATGGCTTTGGCTTCGGTACGCGAGAACCCGGCATCCCGCAGGGCTTTCTCGGCATCGCGAATGGTCAGGCCGGACTTGACCTGATCGACCCGGGCTTTTCCGTTAGCGGGAAAGGTCACCGGGGATATTTCAATGAGATCGATCCGCTTCAGGCGGCGGCGCGGATCGTCGGGCTTGCTGCGCGGCTCCCATTCCTTGGCGATGTAGCCAATGGAAAGACCGTCGATAGCCGGGCGCGGCGTCATTTTCATCAAGGAATAGACTTCGCGACCACGCGGGGTGTCGGCGAATTTGCCGGAGACTTTGAGGCCTTTGCCGTCTTCAGCAAGCGAGGTCCAGACGCCGATCGGCGTCATGTCTTCGGCGGTCATGCCGTAGCCGCCATGCTGTAGCAGCATGGCCGGCCAGTTCTGCTTGCCGGACTGGACATCCGACAGGAACCCGGAGAAAGCGCCGGGTTCGATGATGTCACCGTAGGAATCGACATTGCCGAAGATGGCACCATAGCCTTC